CATCAAGAACTTCTGGAAATACTAGAGATATTAGAATCATTAAAAATGTAGAAATACCTCCAAATGATGCTGTAGTAATTGTTGACGGACGATTAGTCTTAGAAAGAACCGCCGTAATTAATGATTCTGTTGTAATTCAAGGAACTCAATCAGGTATTGTTTCGGTTACTAACTGCGTATATGACAATACAAGTGGAATTACTACTGTAACCACACTTACACCACATAATTTTAATGTAAATGATGAGGTTACGATGAGTGGATTGGCATTTACTTGTAGCGGATCATTCGGACTAACCACATCTATTTTCCCATCACCTCAACAATCTTTCGTTGTTGATTCTATAATTGGTAGTGTCGGAACTTCTAAAACCTTTGTAACTAATTCTGGTGTAGTTGTTGGTATTGCTCATACTTATTTGAATGGAGGTCACGTCGGACCACTTCATATGGAATTTATTTGCAGCATTCTAGAAAATAGTACGACATAATTATGCCAAGATACCTTAGTAATAGAGTCAAAAGAACTCCACAGGGTTCACTATCTACTGATAGATATAGGTATTTGGATCTTGACCAGGCAGAACCAAATCTTGGAGATCCTGCTGTACCGGGACCAACAATACCATTAGGAACTCAATATCAACTTATATCTCTTTTAGAAAATCCGGGAGAAAGATATTGGATTCCGGTTGGTGGAGGATTAATTCCTGCGGGAATTACTGTTTATGAAGAAGGTGTTATAACTCCACCGGGAGGAGTTAGTAGTATTAGTCAACTTAATTTTAAAGGAAGTGCTATTACGGTACAGGGTTATTTGAATCCTGATGGGTCTCCTGCAATTGCCGCAACAATAACAGTATCTCCACCAGGAAATAATGGTGGAGTTTTATTTAAAGAAAATAATGACTTTGCAACATCTTCCAATTTAGTCTTTAATAGTTCTGTTGGAATTTTAACAATTGGTAATGGGTTAAATGTTGGTAGTGGTGGAGCACTTTTTACGGTACAACCAACTGGATTGGTTGGTATAGGAACCACAAATCCAACACAAGAATTGCACGTTCAGGGAGACCTTAGACTTACTGGAACAATTTATGATTACTTTAATAATCCAGGAATTAATAATCAAATTTTAGTTAAAAATAATTTTGGTGGTTTAATTTGGACAAATCAAGATACAATTAGAGCAGGGGCAGGAGGAACATATCAACAAGTTCAGTTTCATAATTCTGCCGGATTAGTTGATGGAGCTTCAAACTTTGTATTTGATGAAGTTAATAATCGTGTTGGTATTGGAAGTACTAGACCAAAGGTTTTACTAGATGTTTTAGGAATATCTAGTTTTAAAGGCGGAACCTTTATTGATAATCTTACTATAACCGGAATAGCGACAATTGGAACTCTTGGAGTAACAGGAACCACAACAACTAGAAATCTTCAAGTTACTGGAGTTACAACAGTTGGATTTGTTACCGGAACAAGTGCTTATTTTACGGGTATTGTAACGGCAACAAAGTTTATCGGAGCAATTGATGTAACTGATTTATATGTAACCGGACTATCAACATTTAAGCAAAAAGTAAATATTGAGAGTGATTTAGGTGTTACTGGTCTTACAACACTTAATCGTTTAAGAGTAAGTGGAATCTCAACATTTGATACTCAGGTAAATATTAATAATTTAAATGTTACTGGTGTAGGAACATTTGATAATATTAAACTTGATACAAATACGGTCAGTACAAATAGTGGAAATCTTATTCTAGATTCAAATGCAGGAACCACTCAAATTAATGATGTAGTTTATGTAACTAGTACCACAGAATCAACAAATAAAGATACTGGTTCAATCGTTACGGAAGGTGGTGTTGGTATTGAAAAAAATCTTTATGTTGGTGGTAAAATTGGTATTACCTCAAGAGTAGAAGATTATTATGGAAATGTAGGTATTGCTGGTAGTGTTTTAATTTCTACTGGTATTGGAGTTAGTTGGGTTACTCCATTTGCCGCTGGTATTCAAGGACTGCAAGGTGCTCAGGGACTTCAGGGTACTCAAGGAATACAAGGAACACAAGGACTTCAGGGTGCTCAAGGTTTACAGGGTACTCAAGGTCGTCAAGGTACTCAAGGATTGCAGGGTACTCAAGGACTTCAGGGTACTCAAGGTTTACAAGGCACTCAAGGTCGTCAAGGTACTCAAGGTTTACAAGGGACGCAAGGACTTCAGGGTACTCAAGGATTACAAGGAACACAAGGACTTCAGGGTACTCAAGGATTACAAGGCACTCAAGGATTACAAGGATTACAAGGTAGTGGTTCTCAGGGTTCTCAAGGTCTTCAGGGAACACAAGGATTACAAGGGACGCAAGGACTTCAGGGTACTCAAGGATTACAAGGAACACAAGGACTTCAGGGTACTCAAGGTCGTCAGGGTACTCAAGGGTTACAGGGTGCTCAAGGACTTCAGGGTGCTCAAGGTCTCCAAGGTACTCAGGGACTTCAGGGACTTGCAGGAACAACACAGGGTACTCAAGGACTTCAGGGTGCTCAAGGTTTACAGGGTGCTCAAGGTCTTCAGGGTACTCAAGGTCGTCAAGGTACTCAAGGACTTCAGGGTACTCAAGGACTTCAGGGTGCTCAAGGACTTCAAGGACTTCAGGGACTTGCTGGAACAACTCAGGGTACTCAAGGTTCTCAAGGTTTACAGGGTACTCAAGGTCTTCAGGGACTTCAGGGACTTGCAGGAACAACTCAAGGTGCTCAAGGTACTCAAGGACTTCAAGGTACTCAAGGATTACAAGGTACTCAAGGTTTACAGGGTACTCAAGGTTTACAGGGTGCTCAAGGTCTTCAGGGTACTCAAGGACTTCAGGGACTTCAAGGACTTGCAGGAACAACTCAGGGTACTCAAGGGTTACAGGGTGCTCAAGGACTTCAGGGTCGTCAAGGTACTCAGGGTCTTCAAGGACTTGCGGGAACAACTCAAGGTACTCAAGGAACCCAAGGACTTCAGGGTGCTCAGGGACTTCAGGGACTTCAAGGACTTGCAGGAACAACACAGGGCACTCAAGGTTTGCAGGGTGCTCAGGGACTTCAGGGTCTTCAGGGTCTTCAGGGACCTGCAGGAACAACTCAAGGTGCTCAAGGTACTCAAGGACTTCAAGGTCGTCAAGGTACTCAAGGACTTCAGGGACCTGCAGGAACAACTCAAGGTGCTCAAGGTACTCAAGGTCTACAGGGTGCTCAAGGACTTCAGGGTCTTCAGGGACCTGCAGGAACAACTCAAGGTGCTCAAGGTACTCAAGGACTTCAAGGTCGTCAAGGTACTCAAGGACTTCAAGGACTTGCAGGAACAACTCAAGGTGCTCAAGGTACACAAGGTTTACAGGGTGCTCAAGGTTTTCAGGGTCTTCAGGGACTTGCGGGAACAACTCAGGGAACCCAAGGTTTACAGGGTACTCAAGGACTTCAGGGTGCTCAAGGACTTCAGGGTACTCAGGGTCTTCAAGGAGCTCAAGGAATTCCCGGTGCGCTCATAGCTACAATTCCATCAACAATTACAAAATCAACATTTACTGCTACTGCTGGTCAGACAACATTCTCGGTTACGTATGGAGCACAATATATTCTTGTATATCTAAATGGTTCTCATTTACAAGAGTCTGTAGATTATACCGCAACTAATGGTACTACAGTTGTTCTTACCGTTGGTGCATCTGCCGGAGATATTATTGAGGTCGTATATTTTAACTTGGGCAATTATGTCGCAGGAATTCAAGGTTCTCAAGGACTTCAAGGTGCTACTGGTGCTACTGGAGCTACAAATGTTACTCTCTCTGATGACACAACTACCAATGCCACCAGATACCTTTTATTTGATGATATAACTACTGGTTCGGTTGATTCTGTGAATGTTTCATCCACAAAACTTACCTTTAATCCTTCAACAGGAAATCTTACTTGTGCCGGAACAGTTACAGCAAACTCCGATGAAAAAATTAAAGAAAATATCAAAACTATTGAAGGTGCATTAAATAAAGTTTGTGAACTTCGTGGAGTAGAATTTGATTATAAGCAAAATAATCAGCACTCGTTAGGGTTTATAGCTCAAGAAGTTGAAAAAGTTATACCTCATCTTGTTTTTGGTGATGATCCTAAATCAGTTGCATACCAAAACTTTGTTGCACTTCTTGTAGAAGCAATTAAAGAACTTAAATATGAGGTTGAAATTTTGAAGAATACTATAAATAATAACAAGTAAATTAATGAAAGTAGAGTGGCAATAGTTATTGGTGGTGGTTCCGGTAATGCTATCTCAATCAATTCTTCTGTAGGATCTGCTGGACAAGTAATTGTTTCTGACGGAACCAATTCTTCGTGGGGAAGTGTTTCTGGAGATGGATTTGTAGCGGGAACAAAACTGATGTTTGCTCAAGATATAGCACCAACTGGATGGACTAGAGTAACAGACGATTCGGCAAATAACAGAATGCTTAGAGTCGTATCTGGTGGTGGTGATGTTGGTGGTGCCTTCGCAGGTTCTGCATCCCCAATTCTGAATAATGTAGTTCCGGCACACACTCATAGTTTTACCACTGGTAATCAAAGTGTGGATCACAGTCACACCGGAAATACTAATAATGAATCAAATGACCACGCACACATCTATAGTGCAAGTAATAATAATAATACGACACGTGATGTCTTAGGGTTAAATGCAGCAGTTAATAGTGGAGTATTTAATGCTGGGACTAGTGGTGTAACTGCCAACCACTTTCACTCATTTGGTACAGGTGGACAAAGTGTCTCACACAGTCACAGCGGTACTACAGATAATGGTTCTAGTGCAACAAACTGGGCTCCTAGATATATTAATATGATTTTATGCTCTAAAAATTAAAAAAATGATTATGGAAAACGAAGAACTTATTTTGGGTTATCAATGGTCTCCCGAAACTAAAAAATATATCGGTGAATACAAATTTCCAAATAATAAAGACAAGGACGAGATTCATTTACCACCATTTACCACACTAGTAAAACCTCCAGAGACAGGAAAAGAATCTGTTGCATACTGGAATGGTGGGGAATGGTTTATAGATATAGATCCTGATGCTATAACTGAACATCCTCCAATTAATGATTATGAGTTGTTAATGCCGGATTATATTGATTACTTAAAATCTAATGATTTATGGACTACCGATGATGAAAATAAAAGACAAGAAGCACTAGATAATGTAGAAAAAAGAAGAATAGAACAAGAAAGAGAACAAGAGGAAATAGAAAAAAATAAAGATTATCTAGAATTGTTAAAAAATATTAGAAATCAATTACTTACACAATCAGATTGGACTCAATTGCCAGATGTACCATTATCCGAAGAGCAAAAAGAATCTTGGAGAATCTATAGGCAAAAACTAAGAGATTTGCCAGAAAATATTAATGATCCAAAAGCATTAGTTCTTGACCAAACACATCCAGATTGGCCGATTGCTTTTATTTGATACTTAATGTATTATAATCTATAACTATAAATTTAAATATGAAAAAAGGAACCTTCTGCCCTCTTATTAAAAAAGAATGTATAGAAAATAAATGTGCTTGGTTTACTCAGATTAGAGGAGTAAATCCAAACACCGGACAAGAAGTTGACGATTGGGCGTGTGCCGTGAAATGGATGCCTATACTTACTATTGAAGTTGCACAAAAATCAAATCAAACTGGCGCTGCGGTTGAGTCCTTTAGAAATGAAGTCGTAAAGGCAAATCAACAAAATCAGCAACTTTATATGAATACTTTACAACAAGGAATTGTTCCGGCACAAATTACCCCACTAAATCAACCAATAAACACTCTACCCGAAGCAGAGTTCTAAGTTGCTAATTATAAATAAAAATAAAAATGGGAAAGGCAAGAGATACTGGTAATTTTGTTTCTGATAATATTGCATTTGCCAATATTACAAATGATAGATTGGGAATTGGAACAACTAGTCCATCATCTGCTTTGGATGTAAATGGAACCATTACGGCAAGTAATACTCCATTTTTTAGAACTGGACCAACAATTTCTGCGGACTATACAATCGGTCCATCTTATAATGAAATGAGTGTTGGTCCAATCACAATAAATAGTGGCGTCACAGTAACTGTAAGTTCAGGCGGCAATTGGGTTATTATTTGAGATAAAATATGAGTACTTTAAAAACTAATACAATTCAGACAGTTGCGGGGAAGACAATACTTGGTAGTACTGGAAGTATTCTTCAAGTTGTATATGGAGAGGATACGTCACAATTTGATGTGACTGTTCTCAGATCTTATCAAGTATATTATAGTTTAAATGTTACTGCAATTGCCAATAATAGTAGATATGTTTTAGATGGATTTTTTACTGGATGGTCTGGAGTATCGTTAGGTGGTGACTTTAGGTATGGTAGATCAAATATTGGATATTCTGTAACAATTTCAGGATCAACTACAAGAATACTTGGTGTAGATGGAATAAATGGAGATTCTTGGGCACAAACCAGTGGGGCTATTGATAGTTTTGGAAGGGTAATAGTGGGGCAAGCACTACATAGTAGACCTGTAGTTTATACTTCAACATCTCCGGCAGGAACTTTACTAACATTCAATCTTCTTGCTGCGTCTTATGAGGTTGTACCATTAAGACTTACTACTTCAGGATTTGGACAAAAATCTGGATTTACTATAATGGAGGTGTCAGCATGATTGAGTTGGATATTCTTAAAAAGTTTAGTACTGATATTTCATCTGCAGTTTTATCCTTAAGACCTAATGCACAATTTTTAGTACGAGGAAATTGTTATGAAGGTATAGAATGGTTAGAAAAACCAGTATGGGAAGGTGGTCAAAAGAAACCCACAAAAGAAGAGGTAGACGCAGAAATAATAAGACTTCAAAGAGAGTGGGACAATACCGAATATCAACGCCTGAGAGCAGCAGAATATCCACCGATGGCTGATTATCTTGACGGTATTGTAAAAAACGATCAAGAGCAAATACAAACATATATTGATGCCTGTCTTGCGGTAAAGGCAAAATATCCTAAACCAGAAGGTGTAGAGTAATGAGTACTTTAAGAACTGACGTAATCACAACGGTTGCCGGAAAACCCATTCTTAATAGTACTGGAAGTATTATACAGGTTGTTCATGTTGCAAAAAGTGATAGTTTTACCGGAGTATCCGTGCAAACTGGTACTGGTTATTACATAGATGTTCCTGGATTAAGTGCATCAATAACACCGAGTAGTTCAAGTAATAGAATACTTATTTTGACTAATCTGTATGTTGGAGCATCAACAGAAGGAGCATCCGGATATCAGGTACATTTTAGAATAAAAAGAAACGGAAGTCCTTTTTTCTTTTCACCTATCTTCGAAGGTGTTAGACCCGCATCGGCAGGAACAATTAACATGTATACAGACCCAGCATATGATCCCGCCAGCCTTCAATATAGAATGTCACAACTTAGTGGAGTTCATTATGATAGTCCGGCATCTACATCGTCAGTAACTTATCAAATAGCATTAGGTAGATATTCTGGTAGTCCCACTGTTTATTTAAATAGATCACAAATCTTTCAAAATGTCGCTAATGATTATGATTCTGTTCCTACTTCCACCTTAACATTAATGGAGGTTTCTGCATAATGGATTTAACAAAAGCAATACTATCATTAAGACCCGGATCCGTATGGTCATTAGATGGTGAATCTTATGACGGATTATGGTGGTCTAATGAAAACGAACTTCCTCCACCAACAGAGGAAGAACTTCAAGCGGAAGGAGAAAGACTTCAACAAGAATATGAAAGTAAACAATATCAAAGAGACCGTGCCTCTGCTTATCCACCTATTCGAGAACAACTAGATACTTTATATCATCAAGGTTATGATGGTTGGAAAGCGACTATTGATGAAGTCAAAAATAAATATCCAAAACCAGAAAACTTATGAGTATCTTAAATGTAGGTGAAGTTCAAGCAAACTTCATTAAAAGCACTACCGGAAATACTGCTTTATCGATTGATAGTTCTGGTATAGTTTTAAATTCCAATAGACCAGCATTCACTGCCCGAAATATTAGTGCAACAGGAATTCCGATACTGTCTGGAAATATTATTTTAAATACAATAATATTAAATAATGGAAATTATTATAGTACTTCAACTGGAAATTTTACTGCTCCTGTATCTGGATTATATTATTTTAGTTTTACTGGATTTACTGAAGCAAGTGCAAGTGGAAGTAATAACATAGAAATTAGACTTAATAATACAGCAATTGTCAGAACATTTACCAGTGAAACCGTAAATAATTTTCGTCCTTTTGCCACAGAATGTATCATATCACTAGCAACAAATGATACTGTAAGACCATATTCTTTTATTGATATACACCCAAATCAAAATCCTGTTTTTACTGGATTTCTCTTAGGATAAAACTATGAACTACACAATCACTTTAACAGAAGCACAAGAAAAAGCACTCGCTTATGTTTCTTATGATACACAAGAATGGATTGAAAATGCAGTATATAATAGATGCAGAATTGCGATTGATGAAATAGTCGCACTAGAGGTAGAAAGAATTACCTCACAAGGCGGAGAACTTTCGGGAACAAAAGAGGATATAGTTCTTGCCGCACCCATCAAATCTGCCAGAGAACGGCAAGAGGAATTTGATTGCCAAAACCCCTTGACACCACCCGCCTGATGCCCTATAATACCTAGGTAATCAAACGAAACGCCTGATGCCTGCCGAAGAGACCCTGACCCGCTGTGTTGTTGATACTCTTGCTCGTAAGTTCTACCTGTATTCTAATGAGGGTGGTGAACGAGTTGTAAATTGTGAGACCGTAGACCAGTTTATGAATGTTCTTGAAGTGGTTCGTGCTCAGGTAAGTGATGATTGTCTTGCATATTCTGATCCCCTTTGATAAATGGAAGAGTTTACTGTAGAAGAATTTCAAGCAGACTTTGATGCTCTTATGAATAGAGTAGAGAACGGAGAGTCTTTTATGATTCATAGCGAACACGGAGATGCTATGATGATTCCTGCACACGACGACCTTATCCGAATACACACGGACCACGAAGAAGGTTGTTGATTTTTTGCGAGTGAGACTTGGTAGTCAGAGGGCACTTATAACGCCTTTGCCCCAGATTAGGGCCTTTGACCTGGTTCGAATCCAGGCACTCGTATTGCTATTCGTTATTTGCGAATAGCGAATGCTTCTTTACCAATCTGGTGAATGGACCGTTCTCATAAAGCGGCGAAGGTGGGTTCGATCCCCTCAAGGAGCACTTGACCTTTATGACTCTTTGAGTTATAATGGTCTCATACAAGCGAGTATGGTGGAATCGGTAGACACACCAGACTTAAAATCTGTTGAGCGTATGCTCGTGCCAGTTCGACCCTGGCTACTCGCACTCAAAAATATTTGGGTTATAAATATCATTAGATACTTGAACCTATATGCCTTATAAAAACAAAGAAAAGCAAAAAGAATATCAAAAAAAGTGGCACTCTGAACATAAACTTCCAAAAACAAAACAAACTTCTCATAATAAGAGAAAACAAATGGTCGAAGAGGCAAAAGATAAACCTTGTGCCATCTGTAAAGTTAAATACCCTCCTTGTGCTATGGATTTACATCATATCGATCCATCAACAAAAGATATGGGTGGCATATCTGGAATGGTGAGAATGGGTTCTTACCAAAAATTACAAGAAGAGATTGATAAATGTATTCCTTTATGTGCTGTTTGTCATAGACTACTTCACAACGATCTTGCTGAACTTATTCTAAATTAGTCTCCCATTTCCTACTTAAAATAAATATAAGATATTGAAGTATTCATATGTCTTTTAAGTACAAAATCACTCACGCATACTGCTGGTACAATAATGGCAGTATGATAGTGAAAATGTACTTCATCAACGAGATTCCCTTTACCTTTGATGAGCTCCCAGACGGGCACTTATACGACCAAGAACTCTGTAAAACAGCGGACAAATATCGTACATTTGAACCAGAAGATTTATATAAAAACTCTTTCTATCTTATAGACGAGGAGGCACATCCTTGCCTGTTTATGATGGACCTAGAAAACCCAGAGGATATGCCCCCAGATGTAGAATATCTTTTTGATGAGGAGGATTTGACTTCATAAATAAAACATAGAAATAATTTAGAAGTTATAATCCGATGCCTCTGAATAAATTAGACAATTTTATAAAGAATACAGAAGGTCGTATTCTTTATGTAAGTCCAAGTGACCTTGATTCTACTGATAGTATTAGTAATCAGGGTAATTCACTTGCCCAACCATTCAAAACGCTGCAGAGAGCACTTTTAGAGGCAGCAAGATTTTCTTATCAAAAAGGAAATAGTAATGATGAAGTAGAGAAGACCACGATTCTTTTGATGCCTGGTCAACATACGGTTGATAATAGACCCGGTTTTTCTATAAAAAATGTTGGTGGTACGGCAACAGTAACATCTCCGAGTGGTGCAACATCTGCGGCATCGAGTACATTATCACTCACTCTTGATTCGGTATTTGACCTCACACAAGAAGATAATATTCTTTATAAGTTTAATAGTGTTAATGGTGGTGTTGTTGTACCCAGAGGAACTTCAATTGTTGGTCTAGATTTAAGAAAGACCAAGATTCGTCCAAAATATGTCCCAAACCCAACTGATTCTGCTGTTTCAAACTCGGCAATTTTTAGAATCACTGGTGCCTGCTATTTCTGGCAGTTCTGTATTTTTGATGGTAGCACAGAAGGTACGGTATATACTGACCCAGCAGACTTCTCAGTTAATAATCAATCAGTACCAACATTCTCTCACCACAAACTCACCTGCTTTGAGTATGCCGATGGTGTAAATTTAGAAAATACAGGTCTTACTGACCTTGATATGTATTATGCAAAACTGTCTAATGCATTTAATCTTGCATCCGGTAGAGATATTGATGATAAGTATCCCGCAAAACCTCTTGGTTTTGAAAAGCAAAGACCCGAATGGGAGATTGTAGGTGCCTTTGCTGCGGACCCAATTGAGATTTCTACTATTGAGGCTGGAAGTGGTGGAACACCAAACAGTCAGGTTACGGTTAAGACAACAATACCTCACGAACTTACGGCAGGAACTCCAATCAAGATTAGTGGAGTTTCGCCAGTAGACTATAATATCTCTACAAAGGTTCAGAGTATTAGTGAAACCGACCCAACAGTCTTTACATATTTACTTCCTAATTTCCGTCTTAATTTACCAACACCCGGAAATGCATCAAGTGGATTAGTAACGATTGAGACTGATACGGTTTCTGGTGCATCACCTTATATCTTTAATATTTCCTTGCGTTCTGTTTATGGAATGAACGGAATGCTTGCCGATGGTAGTAAGGCATCGGGATTCCGTTCGATGGTTGTTGCACAATTTACTGGCGTATCTCTACAAAAAGATGACCGTGCATTTGTAAGATACAATCCAACAAATAGAAACTATTCGGATAATATTGCCATAACCAGAGTTGCCGGTGCAACTTTATCTTCTCAGTCATCCTCACTTGGTACAGTTTATCACCTAGAACCATTATCAATTTATAGAAGTGGATGGGAATCCAGTCACATAAAAGCAACGAATGATGCTTTTATTCAGATTGTTTCCGTCTTTGCAATTGGATTTAATAAGCACTTTGATGCCGAAAGTGGTGGTGACTTAAGCATTACCAACTCCAACTCAAACTTTGGTCAGATTTCACTTGCCTCTGCCGGATTTAAAAAAGAAGCATTTGACAAGGATAATAATGCATTTATTACCTCAATTATTGCTCCCAGAGCAATTGTGGGAGAAGAAGAAAATGTTGATTGGATTTCATTAGATGTTGGTATAACTACGAATACGACAATAAATCCAGGTCAAAATAGACTTTATCTTTTTGGATTTACTGCCGAAGATGATGTACCACCAGTCCTGACTCAAGGATATAGAGTTGGTGCAAAGGTAAGTGATAAATTATATTTTACCGCAAACGGAACGGAATATTCGGCAAATATTCTAATGTCCGATGGTGTTACAAGTTCTGTAAAGGAACACACAGTAACTTCTGGACCATCATCTAATATCTTTACGATTGGTACTCACAATATCCAAACAGGTGAAAAAGTTATTATTCTGAGTGATGATGGAGACCTGCCAGAAAATATTGTAGAAAATACAGTTTATTATGCAATTCGTGAGTCTTCTACTGAAATTAAACTTGCTTCTTCACAATCGGCAGCTATAAATGGTAATGAAATTAATGTTTATTTAGGAACTAATCTAAGAATTCTAAGTAGAGTATCTGATAAAATTGCCGGTGATGTTGGTCATCCAGTACAGTTTGATACTGCAAATAATCAGTGGTATATTACCACAAATGCAGGTAGTTCCATCTATACTGCATTCACTTCATTAGGTGTTGCGGGATTAACCGAAAGAACCGAACCTTCTTATATTAAGAGAATTGCCGACACCAGAAGTCTAGATGAAAAAATCTATAAGATTAGAGTTGTAATTCCAAAACAACTAGAGAATGCCAAAAATCCCGAGAATGGATTTGTCATTCAGGAATCTAGTTCAACCGGATATCGTGATAATGCTGATTCTAGTCTCTCTAGTCTTACTACAACGGACTATGATTATAATAGAAATCTAAGTTTTATTGCCAAGTGTACACGAGCTTCTAATACAGTAACGATTATATCGGAACTTCCACACAATCTTAATGATGGTGATAGTATTATCATCAAAAATGTAACGGACGGTGATGAAAATCCTACCGGTGAAGATGACCTTGGTTATAATGGAACCTTTACGGTTGAATCTGTTGTTGATGATATGACATTTACATATTTAACAACAAGAACTCCGGGAACTACATTTACAAATAATACAACTGTCAGAACAACTTCGCTTCCAAGATTTGAAAGAAATGATTTACGTTCAAATCTTTATATTTACAGAAATGAGGTAATCACACCATATATTGAAAATGTTCAGGATGGGGTTTATCACCTCTATGTCTTAAGTGCGGATAAGGCAGTTCCAACCGAGTTTACAAATATCAAGTATAGTCAAAATGTTGTTGACTTGTATCCTCAGTTGGATAGAGATAATATTAATGATACTCCAACATCTGCCAAGACATTTGCTAAAAGGTCTCCGATTGGAGATGTTGTAACAAATGACCTTAAGAAGAGCATTACCAAAGAGTCTAGTGATGCCTTACTTACAAGTTTAAATGTTGGTCTTGATGTTTCCTCTGTTTCTAGTTCTACATCAAGTGCAACGATTACCTTTGCCAGAGAGCACGGTCTTGCTGGTATTGTAACCTGTAGCACTTTAGATGGTGGTGCCACTTATACTCCAGGAACATATCAAAATGTCAAACTTCTAAACGGTTCTCAGACTGGAACTTGGAGGGGAGCAACCGCAAATGTTGTTGTTCATATCAGTGGAGCGGTTGCTTCTGCCGATATTGTTTCTTCTGGATCTGGTTATTCTGCCGGTTCTGGAGCTAACGGTTTATATTTTGATTCTTCTGTAATAGGTAATGGTAATGGTTCTGCCAGATTTAATGTTGCCACATCAGGAATTACAACGGCAATTGGTAATGTGGTTCAATTTACTGGTGCCGGTACAACTTCCGATACTTATCATCGTATTACGGCAGTTTCTGCAGACAATCAGATTTCTATTGCCAGAACTACGGGTGACCCTGTTATTACCACATCTCAATATGCCTTTGTTGTTGGACCTTCTGTACAGATTCAGACAACCACTTATTCTAGCAGCGTTGGTATAAGAACCTTCAATTGCTATGCACCTCACGGACTAGTTGCCGGTAATAGATTTAGAGTTATTGATTCTTCAAATAATAATCTAGGTGATTATATTGTAAAGGATAGAATTAGTACTACTTCATTTACATCACTTACTCCTTCTATCAATAGTTCCAATAATGGATATATTCTGAAGCACGGACTGTCGGCAAATGATGCAAGTTCTGATTCTTCTGCGGAGAATCTAGGAGTACGAAGTGTTCCTTTATTTGATAAGGAAACTCTTGTTGCCAGTGCCGGAATTAGTACTACTGATACTCTAATTGCAGTTTCAAGCCCTGTAGGAGCAGACGCAATTACCAAGAGATTCCCACTTGGTTCTTATATTCAGATTGATGAAGAGATTATGAGAGTTGCAAGTAGCACTCTATCTTCAAGTTCTATTACGGTGATTCGTGGATCTCTTGCCACAAGACAAACCGCTCATGATAATGGTTCACTTATTAGAAAGATTAATCCAATCTCAATTGAGTTTAGAAGACCTTCTATCGTTAGGGCATCAGGTCATACTTTTGAATATCTTGGTTATGGTCCCGGAAACTACTCAACCGGATTGCCTCAGGTTCAGACCGTAACCTTAACCGAAAGAGAAGAGTTCTTGGTACAATCTCAAGAAAGGTCTGGTGGTATTGTTGTTTATACTGGTATGAACAATAATGGAGACTTATTTGTAGGTAATCGTAAGACATCATCCGCAACTGGTGAAGAAGTTACTTATGATAATCCAATTCCAACGATTACCGGTGAAGACCCATCTAGATTAAGTGCGGTATTTGATGAGGTTACAATTAAGGAAAGACTTGTTGTTGAGGGTGGAAACTCTGGTACAATTCTTTCTCAGTTTGATGGTCCGGTTACATTCAATAAAGAAGTTAAACTTACTGCTGCAGTAAATGCTAAGTCACAATTAAAGGTTAGTGACACAACTCAATCCACAACTACCACAAACGGAGCACTCGTTGTAAGTGGTGGTGTTGGTATTGTCAAGAATTTAAATGTTGGTGGAACTTCTACTCTCACCGGTCTTCTAGACGCCAATGGCGGTGCAACAATTGATAACGTAAGAATAGGTGTTGCTGGTGATAATGAAATTGATACTTCCACAGGAAACTTAACAATTGATTCTGCTGGTGGAACCACAACAATTGATGATGATCTGAGCGTCAATGGTACTTTGGGAGTTACTGGTGCAACAACTCTTAGTTCAGCAACATTATCAGGTCTTCTAGATGCCAATGCTGGAGCAACAATTGACAATATTCGTATTGGAATTGCTGGCGATAATGAGATTGATACTTCTACGGGAGACTTAACAATTGATTCTGCTGGTGGTACTACAACGATTGATGATAATCTTACTGTTTCTGGAACTACTACACTTAATTCAAATGTGGATGTTTCAAATAATCTTCGTATAAGAGTTGGAAATGCTTATCTATCCTCTGGCGATGGGTCAAATTATACGCATTTAGCAAATAATACATGGTGGAATGGTACTAATTGGGTTTCTGATGGAACTCCTGGATGTGCATTTCAACAAGATGGAACAACACATAGATGGTATACTCATGATGGGGCAAATAATTTCACTGTAAGAATGATTCTTGATCCAAGTGGCAATCTCAGTGTAACTGGAGACATCACGGCATTCTTTACTTCAGACCAAAGACTCAAAGATAATATTACTCCAATTCCTAATGCTCTTGATAAGGTACTTTCAATCAGTGGCAATACATTTGATTGGAATGAGAAGTCGGAAAAAGAAGGTTCCGATGTTGGTGTTGTCGCACAAGAAATCCTAGAAGTACTTCCAGAAGCAGTAACCACTAGAGATAATGGTTATCTTGCAGTTCGTTATGAAAAACTTGTTCCTCTATTGATTGAGGCAATTAAGGAACTCAAAGCAGAAATCAACGAACTTAAAGGAGTTAAGTAAAGATGACACTACAGGCATCAGGACCTATTTCCTTCTCTCAAATTTCGAATGAGTTTGGTATACCTACAGGAAAAAATCTAGGAGCTTACCGAGTTAGTCAAACTGTTGGAACATTATCAAACCTTCCTTTAGATACTGGAATTCCACAATCAGGTCAAATTGGATTTAGTAATTTTTATTCCAAAAAATTAAATGTTGTCGTCGATCTTCATTCAATTCCAAACTTTTCTACAAGACAGACAGCTCGTGTTAGATATAATAATCAAAATGTAACCGTGATTGGTGGATTTAAAACTAGACCACCAAGTAGTGCAAATACAAGAGTTATTATTAATGTAAATAGTATTATTGGTTCTGATTTAGGTTCAATTAATAATGTCGCACTGGCAACTGGAGGATGGGAAGGGAATACGCAATTAGAACTTGAAATTGGTCCAAGTGGGCAACTTTATGGTTCTGGAGGAAATGGGGGAAAAGGAGCAGATAGTAGCCTTATTAATTCAACCCCAGGTGGTAATGGAAGTAGTGCCTTAGGAATTCAATATCCAACTGTTGTTACAAATAGAGGTTACATTCAATCTGGTGGAGGTGGTGGTGGTGGTGGTTCTTGGACCAATCAATCAAGAAGAACAGGGTCTATTACAAGACGTAGAACAGAAGTACGTACAGCGGGTGCTGGAGGTGGGGGAGGATCTGGATTCCCCGGTGGTGCAGGCGGCGCTGCTGGCGGCGGCGCAAGTAATAATGGAAGCCCTGGTGGAGGTGGTGGACTTACACCCGGAGGAGCTGGCGGTGGTGCCGGAAATTTTGCCGGTGCTGGTGGATCTAACGGCGGCAATGGTGGTAATGGAAGTGGAAATGTGGGAGGATCTCAAGGAAGAGCAATTATTATCTACAATGATGGAAGCGGAACATCTATATCAAATGTCGGGGGATCCATAGTTGGACCAATAATTTATAACACTAACCCTACTTAATTAATAAACTCAATAAATACTTAAAAAGTCTCCGAGATGGCAAATTATAACAAGTCATTTAACTTTAGAAATGGAGTTCAGGTTGATAATGACAACTTTATTGTAAATGCAAATGGTCTGGTTGGAATTGGAACATCAATTCCTAGAGAGTTTTTGGATGTTCACGGAACCGCAAAGGTTACTGGATTAGTTACGGCAACGAATCTGACAATCACAGGAATTTCTACTTTTTATAGTAATGTAAGGGTTGGTTCAGGAATTACACTTAATGCCTCTACGGGAATTGTAAGTGCCACGGCATTTTATGGAAGTGCCGTTGGATTGACTAGCATTTATGCAATTGCGGTTGATGGATGGTATATTAGCGCAGGAACTATTTCCACTACATCAAAAGTAGGTATAGGAACAGATATTCCAAATTATTCTTTACAGGTGGGTCAAGATCCTATTACTGGAAATGGATTATCTATTGATGCACTTACTGGAAATGTAAACACAACTGGAATACTAACTGCACCTAGTTTTGTTGGAAACCTAACAGGAAATGTAAATTCAAATGGTATTTCTACTTTCTCCACACTTAAAGTAGGAACTGGTGTCACAATTAGTGGTGGTATTGTTACGGCAACTAGTTTTGTTGGAAACCTAACTGGTACTGCCTCCACAACAACCAATATACCAAATTTAACGGGTGCGATTACATCCAATAATACCACAACATCATTAGGTTCTTTTACATCATCACAATTAGCAGCGGCACTATCTGATGAAACTGGTAGTGGTGCGAATGTATTTGCGACCTCACCAACTCTTGTAACTCCTGTACTAGGAAGCGCAACCGCAACAAGTATTGTTGTTGGTAGTGGAGTTACAATTAATTCTGGAGGTATTACTGCTTCTGCTGGTATTGTAACAGCATCTAGATTTGTTGGGCAACTTACTGGTAATGTAGTTGGTATTGCTAGTACGGCAAGAGATTTAACTTCTGATGCAAGAGTAAGTATTACACATATTGCATCTCAAACTTCTTCAATTGGAATCTCAACAGTTTCCACCAGACTTTATGCAGAATCAATTGGAGTAGGTACAAACTCTCCTTCTTCTGATATTCACATTAGAAGAAGTTCTGCATCTAGATTACAAGTTACGAGTGATACTGCAGAAGCAATTGTTGCAGTAGGTAGAGACATAACTCTTACCGGAAGTAATGGTGCTCTAAGGTTTGGAAATACTTCTGGTCTATATCCATCCAGTACAACTAAGTCTTTAGATATTATTAATTATGATACTGGAAATTTGAATTACTATTTACATTATGGTGCTGCTGGAGTAGGAACTGGTAATTTTAATTGGTTGTATGGACCAGATTCTTCTAATATCAGTAGTCCATTAATGACGCTAACTTATGGAGGAAATCTTGGAATTGGTGTTACGAATCCTACAAGTAAACTTCAAGTTTCTGGAAATGTAAGTGTTTCTTCTTTAAATGTATCTCAAAATATTGTTGCAACTGGAGCAGCAACCAGTACGAGTGTTAGAACACTTTATATTTTAGAAGGTCAATCTGGACTTCTTGATGCTAATGGAAATCAAATCATGGGTGGAGGTGATGAAAATGTAAATGCAACTTCGGGAATATCAACTTTCTTTGATATTAATGTTACTAATCATGGATTTTTTGACCAAAGAATTGGTATTGGAAATACAAATCCATTACAACCTTTACATATTGGTGGTGATTATTTAATCAATCCAGAAGATGCCGTAGTTATTAATTCATCTGGAATAGGAATTGGAACAACTTCAATTAGATTTGGTCTTGGTATTGATGCCTCAGAAGTAGACACAGTTTTTGGTACAGTCGGTATTGGAACCACAAACGTAGATAATCCCTTAGGAACAAGATTACTGGTAAACGGACCTGCAAGAGTGATTAGTGGCGATGTTTCTGTTGGTATAAACACTTCTACTGGTTTAATTCTCACATCTGCTAATGGAACTAAGTACAGATTAATTGTAAGTAATGCAGGAGTTCTTAGTACAGTTTTAGTTCCATAGGGGCTTGACATAATCTCTAAATCTCTGTAGACTAGGTTTGTCTCCGTTGAAGATGAGATACTAGGACACTTTAAGAACTGGCACAAGGGGTCCTGTGAGACCCCTTTTTGCTGTTATAATAGTTTCATACGCAAATGAGATTCGTGATTCAACTTCGTCCTCACCAGCAAGATGCCCTTGATGCTCTCCAGCAGCATTCTAAAGGTATTTGTGTGTTCCCTACCGGCGGTGGTAAAACCAACGTTGGTATCTTTGATGCTTCGAAGCAGTTTGAGAATGCCACCAACAAAGTGATTGTTGTGGTTGCTCCTCGCATTCTGCTTGCCGAACAACTTTCTTCTGAGTATCTTGAGTTTATCACGAATGCTGCCGTGATGCACGTTCATAGTGGTGAGACTCATCACTTTGTTTCTACCAATCCTTCAAAAATCAATTGGTTTGTCAATAGCAGCACTCAGAACAAACTGATTTTCACCACCTACAACTCTTTGGGTCAACTTGCCAAGGCAGATGTGGATGTGGATACGATCTACTTTGACGAGGCACACAATAGCATTCAACGTCACTTCTTTCCTGCCGTAGAGCATTTTTCTGCGGAGGCAAAGCGTTGCTATTTCTTCACCGCAACTCCCAAATATTCTACCGTTGTGGGTAAGGCAGGTATGAATGACGTTGATGTTTACGGTCAGATTATTGCCAAGGTTCCTGCTCCTCAACTGGTGCAGAACGGTTATATCATTCCTCCTAAGGTGATTGCCAAGCAACTTCGTCTTTCCATCAAAGGTGAGGATGTGGGTCAACGGGACTGTGAGTATCTGCTTGAGATTATTCAGGATAATCCTGTTGATAAGATTCTGATTTGTGCCAAGACTACCAAGAATATCATTCAACTTCTGTCCGAATCTGACTTTGCCGAACAACTGGCAGAAGAGGGTTATTCCGTGATGCACATTACTTCCAAGCACGGTGCATTTATTGACGGTCAGAAAGTCAACCGTGAGGTGTTCTTTGACACTCTGAATGAGTGGGGTAAGGATGCCGACAAGAAGTTTGTGGTTCTTCATCACAGCATTCTGGCAGAAGGCATCAACATCTCTGCTCTGGAAGCGGTTGTGTTTATGCGTTCTATGGACATCGTGGGCATCGGTCAAACGGTCGGTAGGACGCTGCGCCTGCACCCCCAGGATGCCGCTGGGATCCGCTCTGGTGCCCTTCAGGCGGGTGCTCTGGACTCCTACACCAAATCCTATGGTCTGGTGGTCTGCCCGACCTTTGACAAGGCATCTACGAGCACCGCACAGAAGGTCCAGAACGTGGTGGACATTATCTTCCAGAAGGGTGACGTGGCAATCAGCACCATCACCCGCTGATGTGGTATAATTAGATGATGAAGTTAATTAGATATGAACCAAGAGCAATTAAAAATATATGCCGAACCAATCACATCCTTATACTATGTTAGGACAAAAGTTCCTGAGGATATACTTGAAAAAATAAATGAAGATGTAGATTTTATTTTGGAGAATAAATCTAATCTTAAAAAATGGAATGAATACTTGGCGGGAAATATTGAAGAAGAATATAAACTTTCCACTAAATCCTCACATTTAATTGAGGATTTTTCCATTGAGGTTGCTAAAGGTTATTTTCAAGTAATAGAGGATGAGCAATTAAATCCTGTCAAAAAATTTGACCACGATAGTGATTTTTTTGAGAAGGAAGTTAATTATGAACTTGAAAGTCTTTGGATTAACTTACAAAAAAAATACGAATTTAATCCAAGACATTCTCACGCAGGAGATTATTCATTTGTAATTTGGATGCGTATTCCTTATGATTTAACAAATGAGTTAAATCATAAAAATTGTAAAAATTCAAATGAATCCTTAAATTCTTTATTTGAATTTCAGTTCATCTCTCCAGATGGGGAAATGGAGACTTTGCCTTTGTTTATAGATAAAACTTGGGAGGGAACTATGGTAATGTTTCCATCCTGGTTAAATCATAGTGTTTATCCATTTTATACTTCTGACGACTATAGAATAAGTATTTCTGGAAATATTAAAGTAAAAATTGGAGATTGTGTGAATGGATAAAAATTTTGATAAGCAAAGTAGGATTCCTATTTTTCCAATATCATTTTTTCACAGTAAAGTTGAAAATAATGATGAAATAAAAGAAATGTTAGTTCCAAAGATTCTCAAAGATTCTGAGGAGCTTCCGATTCCTGAAGGATGGTTTACTCATAAACTTAAGACATCTTTCTCTGGAGAAAAATCCGGAAACGAAATCTTTTTTGGAGAAGACAATACATATCAATCAATTTTAGAAAAAAAATACGCAAAATGTCTTGATAGTTTTTTTGACTCAACATATCAAATTATGATTGATGAGATATGGTACAATTGCTATACTGATGGAGAATATCAAGAAGAGCACGATCATCTAAGTGGACCTTTTAATACGGTTCATTTTTCGTGTATTCATTTTCTTTCATTTGATAAATCCAGACATAAACCTCCTATTTTTAGAGACCCTCTAGAGCAATTAAGATGCTTTTCACTTGAGTTTGGTAGGAATCAATATAATAGTAAATATGAACCGGAAATTGAAGAAGGAGATTTCATAATGTTTCCATCATATCTTAAACATTCAGTTAATCCTTGTGTTTATACTGAAGATTATCCTCGTATAACAATTGCTATGAATCTTAAGGTTTTGCAGTACGGAGATGAATCAATATGAGTATTGATGTTTATGATAATTTTTTTACCAAAGAAGAATATAATTTTATATTAGACTATTGCATCAAAGCATCTTATTTTTATGGTGAAGGTGGAGGTTCAGACTCTAATTCTGTGACTAATTTTAAATACTGTACTGGATTAGTTCATGAAGTTTATCACTACACCGAAGATAATCCATTACCAGAAGAATCTCATTTAATTGGAGGAGACCCTACGAAAATTATAAATCAAAAAAAAATGTTTGATCTATTTTCAAGTTCAATAGAAACTCGATTTCCACAGTACAAATCAAAAGATATTACAAGAATTTACATCAATTGTTTTGCCGCATTAGAAAAGTCTTATTTTCATACCGATGGGGAGGTTGGAACTACATTTCTATATTATCCAAATGAAACTTGGGACTTAGATGATGGTGGAGAAACCAAATTTTTTATTGATGGGGGATTTTATGGTATCCCACCAATCCCCAATCGTTTAATTTCATTTGATGCTAATTTAGAACATACGGCAACACCCTTTCGTAATCGGCATCGTTTTTCAATTGCCATAAAGTACGGCATTCATTATGAGGGGTGCATATGATTGAAGTAACCGATAATTTTCTATCACAAGAAGAATTTAATTTTGTCCTAGAATATTGTAAATCTTCTGTGTACATTTATGGTGAAGCAGACGATGAGAATCATCCACCTACTGGAATGATACATAATATTTCAGAAACTGAACCAATTTATAATCTATTTGAAACTAAACTTAAGGGATTAGTTACAAATCTCAAATTGTATAGAATGTACATAAATTGTTTTGCTCCATCAGAAAATCCTTATTTCCATACTGATGGGGGTAGCGAAGAAGTTACATTTCTATATTATCCGAATGAAACTTGGGACTTGAATGATGGTGGAGAAACACAATTTTTTATTGATGAAAGACTTTATGGAATTCTACCTATTCCAAATCGCCTAGTTGCTTTTAATGCAAGTTTACTCCATAAAGCAACATCTTTTTATGATCGACACCGCTTTTCAGTTGCCATAAAATATGGTGTAGAGTGTCCAGATTGAGAACTGGCACAAGGGGATTGACAAAGACTTCTTTTTGGTATATGATACTCATATGCTCAATCAATTGATGGGCAATACACATTGCATTAAACTAAATGAAAAAAATTAAAGTTCACTCAGGACAGGTTTTTCCTGTTCATAGTGTTGAGGTTACTGCTGAAGACGGACCTCAATACCCACTACTACAGTTAATTGACGATAACTTCGTTCCACGATTAACTTCCAAAATCGTTCCCACAACTGCCAACTATCCCCGCAAGACTGAACTTGCCAAAGGCAATCTGGATGTTCTGATCGCATCAACAAAAGAAGGATGGGCAGTCAAACAGTGGCCATTTAGTGTCTTTGTAGATGACGATGGCAATGAGAGTTTGTTCGACCACCGTCACCTTCTGAAGGCAGTGAAGGAGAACAACTATCACTCCGTTCCTGTTGCGTTGTATGTGCGAAAGGATACCGGTAACGAACTTTACGACAATCTTTCTCACAATTCTGCTTTAAGTTTGATGGGTTTGTATGCCAATGCAATTGATGGTACGGTAAATGCAGTTCAGAATGACTTCATCAACGTTGTGAAGTTGGTTATCGAAGATGAGAGTCTTCCTCTGACTCGTGATGTTGTCAGGGAATTGCTAGACATCTGTGGCATTACTTCGCGGTATGCTCACAAACCTGTCATCACGGCAATTGAAAACGCTATTCTAGATAGAAAGACTAAATCAACCAAAGTTTTTAACACAACTAAAGAAGAAATCAAGCAATGGATTAAAGTAAATCCTATGTTTGGTTCTAACAATTACTCCTCTATTGATGGAGTTGCAACCCGACACAAGATTCTTGACTCTCAGTTTACTTATCGTTATGCTGGAGACATTCTCAAGTGGGCGATATCTGCCTGGCGAAAGGGTGAATCGGTTCGCGTAATTTGTAACAGTTATGCCGAGCACGAATCTGACATCGAAGCAGAACGCGACGAAATTGTCAAGGTTATGGAAGAAGTGTTTCTCGGACCTATCAACTTCTACTGTGAGAAGCTTCACGCTCAGTTTGGGGGTATGATTACTCCTCCTACTGTGTCTCTTGATGAACTCCCTCTTGAATTGTGGGCTGCTCCTCAAATCGAAGGAGAAACTGAAGCAATTCAACTGCTCTGAACCAGTTCCCAAACTGGCACAAGGGGTTCCCAGCGGACCCCTTTTCTGCTATAATACTTACATACACAAAAGGAGATTCTCCAAATGAAATACGAAGTGATTTTTGTTGCTGGCAATCAGCGGTTGAGTGAGCAGGTTCACGCCAATAGTCCTCGTGAGGCACAGCAAGTTGTGATGGCACGGAATCCGAATGCCCGCATCGTCAACGTAACGGTTCCCCATAGCAACAGTTGGTTTTGATGAATCTTCCCTTTATTCCCAATTCGGGTCTGTTGGATAGTGTTCCTTCGGACCCTGATGGTTATGTAACTAAGGACGGTAAATGGGCAGCGGTTCCTTGGGGGAATAAGTTTGTCATCATTTGTAATGGTGAACAGGTTCATACTGCCAATAATCTTACAACTGCCAAAGAATACATCAAGAAAAAGGTCTCACAAACTCCAAGAAAAAGGAAATCTTCATCCAGTCTGGAAAACTACCTATGAAAAAAATTGCCTTCCTTCTGCCTCTTCTGTTCATTCAACCAGCATCGGCAAATGAAATGATGGTGACTTTGAATGTCAATCGTCTTTGTGCGGCAATCGTTGGAATTCCTTATGCCTCTGATAATTTTTCGGATGCCGAATTCCAAAAATTTAAGAAGTGTCTGCTGTTTGTCCGCCAGTTTGATGGAGTTCAGTGATGGAGGTGTTTCGGCAGACTTCTGATGTCCCATACGACCGTCACAACTACGAAATTGTCCTCAAAACGGGCAAAACCGTATTTTTTGACGATTGGGAGGACGCTCAGGGGTATTGGTTCGTCCACCATCAAATTCCCGATTATTTGGACTTTATAAACGTACTTGACAAATCCAAGCGTAAGGAAAAAGTTAAGACCAAAGGATTTGGGGTCTAAATACACTCACTCATAAAATATCTCCGTGAACTGAATAATGACTCAATCATCATTTGAAATACTTCACTTTTCTCAAAGAAAGTGGCCATCATATCACGAACAAGGTTGCTATAAAATCAACCTTGTTTTTCGTGCATCTGATACTGATGATGAATACTACAGCACAAAGCAGAGATTTCTGGATGAGTGTCAGGAATGGAAGAAAACTGAAATTGTTCAGGACCTAGACCTTTTTCAGAAATATTCCGATGGTCTTCGGGTTATTAACAAGAAGACCGGAAAAGATTTATTGGATAGAATTCAAGGTGAAGATGAAGATGGAGTTATTCCAATTGAATTCTTGAATGATAATGGTCTTGAAAGAGAGGATGTTTATACGAAAGGATTTCAGGAAAACTGGAATACAATGTTCCAGTACAATGAGAAGTTTGATGTCTTTCGGTTCTATGAGTATTTTGAGATAAATCCTGCCACAGAAGGTATTATTCAATACATCAAAGAATTACAGAAGATGTATAATGTTGATACATACTATGCGGGGCAATTCTTTCGTGCTCTCAAATCTCTAGAACTATGGTGGGACTAATGACTCCATTTCAATCAGGTTGCCTTGTTATTTTTGGAATACTGGCATATCTTATGTGGGTGGATGAAAATGTGGTAATATACTTAACTTTGATATTCAAGATACTCAAAGTCAATACTGAGAGAATGCTATGGATGATAAGATTTCATCCTCGTAATCCCGTCACCAACTTGATGATGAAGTGGAAATACGATAAAATGGCAAGAGACCTGATGAAAGAGTATGAAAAGTAAGTGGAATGTAAATCCCACTCAAGCAACAACAATTGCTCGCCTTCTATCTGAACTGGAAGGCGTTTCTTATTTGTTGAGTTGCCTAGATGAACCGGAAGAATTGGAGTTTATCAATACTCTAAAAAAGAAATACTATAAGGAGTATTTCAAGCGTCTTAAAATAGAAGGTGGTATGTAGTTGTGTTAAGAACCGCACATAAATGAGAGATTTTGTGCTAAATTAGTATCAGTGAGAGTACTACAGCATAAAATCTTTTATTATAATGTTTTTCTTGTGCGTGGAGGTTATGATGCACAATTTAATTTCTTACAATCAACTAGCTTCTTGGAGACACTTTGAAAATACACTTGATGAGTTCATAGAACAAAGTGAAATAATTAATGATTATTATCAGTGTTTAATTGAATGTAATGATAATCAAACGGAGTGTAAGAGAGTGTGTAGAGAAATCTTAAGTACATAAATCCAGTTTAAAAACCGTCCACTGACCCTTGACATTTCCTGTCAGGGGTCTTATAGTATGTTTATTGATTCCGCAAAACCCGCATTATGTACTCGGCAAAAGTTACATTGAAGTATGATTCCGTTTGGGATCATAAAGGTGGCATTTATGATGAAGAGATTCTTCCAGAGGAACACTACACTTTTGAGGTTCCTGCGGAAGACCTCAATACCATTCAACTCTTTCAACTCTTTGAGAAGTTCTGTTATGCTATGGGGCATAATACTGATGGTATTGCCAAGGGTGCCGCATATGTCGCATTCAATGAAATGCGAACCACCGAAGAGATGCGTAAGACTGCCGAAGAGTATGACCTGGTTCTTGCCGAAGATTATCACAAAAAACTTGTAGAATATGATGCTCAACAGGATGAAGAAATCAAGAAACTGGAAGCACAAGTTCGTGACCTGAAGGCAAAACTTGCTGATATTCTTCCAGAGCAGTATGGAAAAATCGATTTTTCGGAACTGTATAGGTCTTGGGATAATTTAGTTCCTGGTAGTTATGCTGCTGTTGAAAATGGATGTAAATGTCCTGTGATGGATAATGAAGAAATGCCCGACGATAAAAAATGGGTAAATGGTGATTGCCCTATTCACGGCAAAGGAAAATGAACGACACACATTATGGTTGGGTTGTGAATACTCATTATGATTGGATGAATATGCTTGTCAAAATGAAGGAAAGTAAACCAGACCGATTTAAAGAATTTGATTACTCTTACAGCACAATCTATCATTACCTAGACCGAATACAGCAAGAGCAGAATGTTTATGACTGAAATCTCAAAAACTATTGAATCCGGAGTTCACTAACAATGATTAAACCAATTAAAGATGAGTTTCCTCACGGAGATGGATTTCCAATTAAAATCATACATAAAGATGGTAAAGAGTTGAAGGATAGTAAAACCTGCTATTTTCAAACCGAAGACCACGCTCAAAAGTATATTGCCCGTAACAAATTTAAGAAGAAAGATTACACTATTATCTACAAAAACGAACAATGACCAATCATAATTATGCAAACAAAGACAAAAATATGAAGAGAGTTTTAATTACTGGTGGTGCCGGATTCATTGCTCATCATCTTATTGGAAGAATTCTTTCAAATACTGATTGGGATATTGTCACTCTTGATCGATTAGATTATAGTGGTAATCTGAATCGTCTTCACGATCTTATGCTTTCTTTTCCTGAGGATGTTAGAAAGCGAGTTAAGATTGTGCATCACGATCTAAAAGCAGAATTAAATCCCCTTGTTCGTAGCGAAATTGGGCAGGTTAATTATATTCTACACCTTGCTGCTGGTTCTCACGTTGATCGTAGTATCGAATATCCTATGGAGTTTGTACTTGATAATGTAGTGGGAACTTGCAACATTCTTGAGTTTGCCCGCACCCAAACCAATCTTGAAAGGTTTGTTTACTTCAGTACCGATGAAGTATTTGGTCCTGCTCCTGACGGGATTAAGTACAAAGAGAACGATAGGTACAACTCTACAAACCCCTACAGTGCATCTAAAGCGGGCGGTGAGGAACTTGCCGTGGCATATGAGAATACCTATGGACTGCCTGTTTACATCACTCATACGATGAATGTATTTGGTGAGCGTCAGCATCCAGAGAAGTACATTCCTATGTGCATTCGCAAGATTCGTGATGGAGAAACTGTAACCATTCACAGTGATAGCACAAGAACCATTCCCGGTTCACGTCATTACATTCATGCCGAGGATGTTTCGGATGCGATTCTATTTCTTGTGAACTATCAAGGAACCTTTGAACCTACTTGGGGAAATGCTAAGTGCCCTAAATTTAATATTGTGGGTGCAGAGGAACTGAATAATCTTGAACTTGCTCAGATTATTGCTAATGCTCAAGGTAAAGAACTCAAATATGAATTGGTTGATTTCCATTCTTCCCGTCCTGGGCACGATTTGCGTTATGCTCTGGATGGTGATAAAATGAAGCAACTGGGATGGGTTCCTGCAAAATCAGTTCGGGAACGCATTGCAGACGTTACTAATTGGACTCTCAACAATAACAGGTGGATTACTCTATGACAAATCGTACTTTTACAGATAAAAACGAAAATCAATGGGAATGGGAAGAAACTCCAGAAACTATTGAGGAACTTAAGCAACTTCACGAAACGGTACAGAAAGTAAATGAAGAAAGTAACTTTGCTGGGAACTATCAAGGTCCTCTTTATGCTCCTCATCCTGATTTGAAAAATGGATAGAACACTGATTGATGATTGCTTCTATGTTGAAGCAAAGAAGTGGGGAACTTGGGACTCCTATAATAGAGATGGTAAGTGTTTAATTACTTCTCCAACTGAGCAAACTTGTATTGATGCCACAAGGTTCTATCTTAAAGGTCTTCAAGAAGGATTTGAAGAAGTAAAAATCCATCAGGGAACTGTTGATGGAAAACTCTGATTATCCATATCATATTTTAGACCCTACCACACCCTGGTATGAGTTTCTGGCATATTGTGAAATATGTCATCAACTAAATGTACCAAATCAACCAAGTGTTGGTAGATTTTTAGCATATCGTCGTTATTTAAAAGAAGTTGGAGTTTTGTAATGAGTGACCCAAATTGGTTTCAGAAGAAGTGGGGAACTCCGGAAGTACCCACAGATATTTTATTCAGAAAAATAGAAGAACTTGAGCAGCGTATTCTAAAGTTAGAGGATGAAAACATTTCAACCACAAATGAACTTTATCGTCTTCAAAACTCATTGGATGCTCGTATAGATATTCTTGTAGAAAAATGTGGATGTATTAACGATGTATGAAACTCTCACAGAATTTGAACGAACTCTTGCTAGGTTTGGCGATAAAGTCGGACTCATTGCAGGACTTGAAATCTCAGATAAAATCACGCCAGAAGAAGCTTATCAGCAAATCAAGGAACTTTACAAAGAACTTAAGAGCCTCCGTAAGAAAGAAAAATCTGACTGGGATGGAGACTACTACCCAAACTAGGATTTGTTCCAAATGTGGTGAAGAGAAACCACTTGACTCAGAGCACTATCAGGTGGTAAAATCATTTAAACACGGTTATTCTTATTATTGTAATGAGTGCAACAAACCCAAACCAAGAGATTGATACTTTTAGAGTAATTCAAAATGAAGATGGTTCTTTTTCGGCAGAATGGGACAAAAATGACCCTAAATGGTGCTTTCTTAACAACTTGACGAGCAAGGAAATTCAGATTATAATGGAACAAGCAATCAAGGACTTTAATAATGGACTTTGACTACAAGAAGCATTCTCTTG